GTAACAATGTAGAAGCTATGGACTTAAACTTAGCTACACAGATTGAGAACCTTAAAAACCCACCAATCGTAAATTTACCTTTGCCGTTTAGCAATCCACAATTATCTTTACAAACAAAAACAAACTATGAAGAACAAACAACTGCTCCAATTAGTGAGCAACCTTAACGCCGTAATCGGTAGCCAAGAAACTAAGACACAAAAGAAACTTGTAAAAATTTACGAGAAGGTTAAGCAACATCACGAGGACTATCAATCCGAAGTTGAAATTTTGCGTTTAGACAATGCACAAACTGACGATAAGGACTGCTTATTATTAGATGACAAAGGAAATTACAAATTCTCAAAGGAAGGCATCAAGAAGCTTACCAAAGATATTGATGCGCTAAATGATAAAGAATTTGATTTTCAAATAATTAACGTAGTCAATCCACAAGGCTTGGAGAATTTTACATTCTTAGAAGATTGGGTTATTGGCGTAGAATTTAACAAACAAGAAGAAGAAGAACTATAATGGCAAATAACCACCAAGCAGACCAATCAACAATCGTTTCAGTAATTAGTGCTATTTTAAGCCTATCGGATATTCAACCGCTATTCACATTGATTGCAAGTTTGGTGGCTATTATTTCCGGTCTTATGGCTATCCGTTACTATTACAAAATGACTAAAAAGCTTAAATGAGATTAATTTTTTTAGCCTTATTACTTACTTCGTGTGCTTCGGTAAAGAAGGCATCGGAGCGTTTAGATAGCACTGTTGTCAAAACATTTGATAGTGTGCGTGTGGTTGTTTTTGATAGTGTTACCAAAGTAGTAGAAAAGGAAGAGTATTTTACCAAGACAATAACTTACTATGATACTTTGTGGGTTACTAAGGATAGTATGATTACAATTCCTAAGTACACGGAGACCTACACAAGAGGCACAAAAGAGAAACAAACGGATAGTAAGCAGACAAAGACGGACTCAATGGCTCTCAGTCGCACAGAAAGTACCCAAATTTCGAAGATAACTAAAACTAAGGATAAGTCCTTTAGCGAATTTTATAAGGCTCTAATTGCGCTTATATTGATAATTACGCTAATCTTATTCTTTTGGAAAAGGAAATAATTTGGACAAGTTAATAAATAGCTTCATCAATGGGGGGTGGGTAGTTTTGCTTATTGGTGCAGCAGGTATGGTAGCAAGGCTTGTTACAACTAATGAAGAGCAATCTATTAGAGATATCTTTAAAAAAATGATAAGTTCTATGATTGCATCTCTTATTGCTTGGTTTATTATGGAGCAGTTTGAAGTTGAGTCGATGTACAAGGCTATCGCTTATGGCTTAGTTGGTTTAAATAGCCCTGAGATAATACAAGGGGTATTAAAAATAAGTAGTCAATTTGCAGCAGACCCTATGTCTTTTATGAAAAAAGAACAACCAAAACCAAAACGAAAACGATGAAAAACACATTACTAATCATTCTTACTACAATAATTTTGACTATTGCAGGGTTTGGTAAATATGTAGAATACACAATTAAAAAGACGGCAACAAGCGTTTACCAAGATAGATTAGTACCGCAACCTTATTTGAGCCGCAAATTTGATTATTACGGCTCAGCAATACAAGACCAAATTAAAGTTATTAAAGGCGGCAAAATCGATTTAGTTGCTATCCAAAAAGAAAAGGAGATTACAGATACAATGTGGGCTGCTTATTTAAAGACATTCCAAACACCAGAAGAGAAAGAAGTAAGCGATAAAGCGCAAATGTATATTACCGAAGCTGATAATTATTTTGCTCAAATATCGGCAGACGGCATAGTTAATGATGAGGAAGCCAAAGAAATGGATAAAAAGATTTATCCTGTTTTAGAGTATGTAAACGATTTAATAGACATTCAAACAACAATAGGAGCAAAGGAAACCAAAGGAATGATAACCTTGCTTAACAAGTTCTCTCATTTTATGATAGGTGCTATTGCTTTAGCTATTGCTTTACTTGGTTCTATTGTATATGATATGTTTAAAAAGAAGAAAGTTGTAAAAAAGCCTATCAAAAAAGCTGCTACTAAAAAGAAAAAGAAATGAGATTAATAGCAATAATATGCTTGTTTTTTGCGTTAAAAGGCAATGCTCAGTATTATGTTATGGCTGCTCCAAACGTAGCTTTTAACACACCTTTAAACGATACTAAAAATTTATTAGGTGGAACTATTGAGGTTGGAAAGTATTTTGGCAAAACGGCAGTAGGTATTAATAGCGGTTGGTGGACTTATGATAGTAAAGATTTTTACCAAGAAATAATGGCTACGTTCCCTATATATGAAAACTTTAGCGTAAGTGCTGCGGTAGGATATTTTTACCATTATAAAGATATAACAATGGAATACGATTTTAATTACACTATTCCATTAAAAAAAGATTATTCATTTGTTTTAAGTTACGGAGCGCAAAGTGCCTTTGGTGGAACTTATGGTGCGTATTCAATCGGTATTAATAAAGATTTTAAAATAAAATAAAATGCAATTAAACGAAAAAGGAAAAGACCTAATTAAATTCTACGAAGGCTGCAAATTAGTGGCTTACAAATGCAGTGCTGCAAAAGATACAATCGGCTACGGGAATACTTTTTTTGAAGATGGTAAACCTGTAAAGCCTGGAGATAAGATTACGCAAGAAAGAGCCAATGAGTTATTTGAGATTATAGCTAAAGAGTTTGCAGATAAGGTTGCTCCATTGGTTAAAAGTTCAGTTACACCTAATCAGTTCGCTGCTCTTACAAGCTTTGCCTATAACGCAGGTATCGGAAACCTAAAGAGTTCTACTTTACTAAAGAAGGTAAACGCTAACCCTAATGACCCTTCAATAGCTTTAGAGTTTGCTAAGTGGGATAAAGCAGGTGGCAAAGTTCTTGCAGGTCTTACAAAGCGTAGAGCATCTGAGTCAAAATTATACTTCACACCTTAAATTAATACTATGAAATGGTTAGCAAATTTATTATCAGACGAAAGAGGTAGCGTGTCTACAAAGCGAGTGATTGCTTTACTATCGGCTTTATTTATCTGTGTTACCTTATTAGCTAATAGCTTCACGCATCAAGAGATTGCCCCTTCGGATAAACTTGTAGATGCCGTAATGGTTATTTGCATAGCTGCAATGGGTACTACTACAATAGATAAATTCAGCCAAAAATAAAAAATGCTAAAATCAAAACGCAAACGACTATTCTTTGACATCGAAACCTCGCCCAACGTCGGCTTTTTCTGGAGTGCAGGTTACAAGCTTAATGTAACTGCGGATAGCATCATTAAAGAACGTGCTATTATTTGTATATGCTACAAGTGGGAAGATGAAAAAGAAGTTTACTATTTACAATGGGATAGCAAACAGAACGACAAAAAGATGCTACAAAGTTTTATCGAAGTAGCAAACACGGCTTCGGAATTAGTAGGGCATAATGGCGACAAGTTCGACCTTGCGTGGATAAGGACACGCTGCTTGTTTCACGGGATAGAGATGTTTCCTAAATACGTTACAATAGACACGCTAAAGGTAGCACGTCAAAAGTTTAGATTTAATAGCAACAAGCTTAATTACATAGCTGATTATTTAGGCATCGGTCAGAAGATTAAAACTGAATATAGTTTATGGAAGGACATTGTTCTGCATAAGGACAAAGTAGCTATGGCTAAAATGATTAAGTATTGCCAAAAAGATGTTGTATTATTAGAGCAAGTATTTAACGCACTTAAAAACCACATCGAACCTAAAACACACTATGGCGTTATATTCGGACAAGATAGAGGCTCTTGCCCTGAATGTGGAAGCGATGAGATAGTAATACAAATGAGGCGTACAACTGCAACAGGGGTAAAGAAAATATTATACAAGTGCAAAACTTGTTTTAAGATACATAGCAAAACCGACAAATAAATGGATAGTAAAATACTTAGCTTAGTAATAGAAGATATGCGTAGCCGTGAGCAAGTAGGTAAAAAGAAGTACAACTGCACAATGGACAGGGAAGATTTATCGACAGGCGAATGGATAACACATTTGAAGCAGGAGCTACAAGATGCCATACTTTATTTAACCAAACTTGAACAAATACACAATGCGCCTCAAAAAGATATTTAGCTTCGGCAACATATTAGACCGAGATACCTACGAGCAACTTAGGGAATTAGATTACACCAATCCTAACTTTAAGGGTTGCGCTGACGAGTTCCAGTTTAATCGTGAATGGTGGGTTATGCTTGACGATATGAGCCGTATTGTTGCTTATTGCGGCTCAATTTATTCTAAAGGCATTTGCATATTTAACAGGGCGTGGGTACATAAAGATTATAGAGGGCAAGGAATACAAAGACGAATGATTAAAACAAGGCTAAAAGCAGCTTCTACTTTTTGCCATATAGCTATTACTTATACTACCTTAGACAATTTTCCTTCAGCTAATAACCTAATCTCGTGTGGGTTTAGGCTTTACTTACCTGAATATTCTTACGGGGGTTACGATAAACTTTACTTCCAAAAGCTATTATAGGTAGTAATACTACTACTTTTGGCTGCATTTTACTACCGACTTTGGCAAGTAATACCTTTACTTTATTACAATTTTAGTTAAGTTTTAGCTTTACTTTGTACGTTCTGATGTACAAAATGTGCTATAAACTGCACAATTTGATATGCAAATGCAATAATGTTGCAAAAATAATTTT